GCTCCTTATAGGTAGGACAAGGAACATCAAGTTCCAAGCACCTTATTCTGACTGCTTTTGCAAAGCATATAAAATTAGCTGCACATAATAGAGGGAAAGAGAGAACAGAGCCCATTAATTAGCCGTTCGTCTACCAAGAACCATGTTCCATATGAGTTCCATCTGTGTTATACATTCCAGCGCATACTTTTGCGTCTTAGGGATAGTACAGTTTCTATTCATATAGATTGGCTCTAAAAGCATTCTTGACATTGCTCTCGATCTCCGGGAAGAAATTTAAAATTTCTTCAAAGGATTATTTAGTGAAATTGATGGATAAACCATCAGTTGCTGACTAATAATCACCCGAGGTGAAGAATAACTTACCTCTGAGATAATTGGGAATTTTATTCCTGAGAAGCAAACCTTCTAAGAAAAGGCTTTTATCATTGGCAGAGTACAATAGGGGCTATTTTGTTAGAATAAACTATTTACAGTGGTTCAACCTTGCTTTGAGCTCTTTTTGTAGTTTTCTTGACAAGAAGGCAGGTATCGCACTTGATTTTGTGATTGTTCTAACCTTGAGAGGTTCCAATAGAGGGACGACCTAGGTACATCTAAAGAAATCAAGATTAAAGTCCTCATATTTTATTTTCTAAATAAAATTAGGCCAATTTACCCGACCAAAATCTTCAAAGATATGACCATTAATGCCATTATCATGTGTTTTCTTGGTTTCATAATAAATTGGTTAGGATAAATTCTTGAGTCTTGCATACTCATTAATAACTGCTCTTTGCCCTCCATCCCCTTTTGTAATTCCAAAATTGGAGCCAGCGCCACATTCCCAGATCTCTCTCATCTAAACGGCTCTCGAAGCCCTATTTTAGAAGAGATATCTTAAAGACTATGAATCAATTAAAGTTGGTTCATAGGATTTAGGTTCAGTTTCGCACAGGTTGACCCTATGTGAATTGACGGCGTTTTCGACGAAGCAATCGGGAACTTTCCCACATCCTCTCTTAACACCCTAGAAAAGGGTCCATGCCACTTCATACGCTTTAGAACCTTTCTTCGTAAGAAGAAAGATAATATTACGTAATGGAGCGGACAAGGGATCATTTCCTTTAGGTTTATCGGGAAGATAGGTATTTGCTTCCTTTGCTCTGAATAATCTAGCAAGGGGTAAGGTAAGATGGTATTTAAACCACTTAACTAAAAGCGTGGTCCTTGTAGGATCATAAGCTTTTGTCTCTGCCGACCATGAATATAACAACATTCTCTTTAAATTTACGAGAAGTGTTTAATGTAGTCGTTTAAGCCTGCCAGCAGAGAAGAAGGGCATCATCGTTTCCATGAAAGATCTGAGTAGTGAGATGATGAACATTGTTGTGTCCAGGTAGGCTTCCTGGATAGTTATAGTTTAAGGCGTAAGGTGAATAAGTTCTGCATCAATTGGAATACTCTGGGTTGATTTTATGAAATCAAAGAGTTACTCCATGGTTGGGGAACGGACGATTCGAATCTTTGGGTTCGAATTAAGCTCATCGTCCTCGCGGGAGATTACCAAATCTCTTGTAGGAATTTACGCAGCAACATCTGATAAAAATTGAAAGCTCATTTCAGTTTTTATTGGTATATTCTTGGACATTAGTTTGTTC